CTTCTGATCTTGCTTTTCTCTTTCTCTAAGAATTTCTTGAATGATCTTTTCTTTCATATCAAACTCCTTATAGACTGAATGTTTTTAGAATGAATGCGGTTAAGAGTAATCCGATCAAAGATCCGAAACCTGCGCCGGACGCATATGTGATTCGATCTCGCAAGGTTCCAAACGCGATCTTTTGGACGTTCCATGTCCATACAAAAGAAATGAGTCCTCCCACGAAAAAGACCGCAATGTATTTCTCTTTGCTTATGAGATAAGTATTTACGGCAACTAAAAAGACTTGGACAAAGCCAGTGGTAAATAAGCCAAAACGGGATTTCCAAATAAAAGACGCGATGATTAAAGCAAAAATTCCTAAAACCGTCCAAACGGCCAAAGTTCCAGCTATCGTGTACATCATTACTAATTCAAAAATTTCAAAACTACTCATATTAAACTTTCCTAAATAAGCAAATTACTCTGTATTCGCAAAAGAGATTATCTTCATTTTCTTTTCTTCGCTTCTGTTTTGAAAAAGGAAAATATATCCTCTCTCCAAATTATCGCTATGAGCAATAAAGCCAAAATAACCAAAACACCCCAGACAACCAGCGTTCCGGCGATTGTGTACATAATTACCAATTCAAAAATTTCAAAATTACTCATATTATACTTTCCTAAATAAGCAAATTACTCTGACTCTATGATTCGTTGAAATTGAAAGATAAATTTTTCCCTCAAGCATCCACTTATCTCCCGCATACTGCGGAACTACTTGATCGAGCCAAACAAGATGTCCTCCCATTTCAAGAGATTTCCAGGCTTCCATGAGAACTTTACTTCTATTTACCATTAAGAAACCGTAATGTTCAGCGTCTTCTTCGGTATAAGGTGGATCCGCCAAAATCAAATCGAGCGAGTGGCCTACTATCGCGCGGACATACGAGGAAAGAAGTTCGGCGTCACCAACGATTTCGGGATTCAATGCGGAGTTTTTATCCATCCTTAGATACTTACCTGGCGGAGTTTTTCCGCTAAACAAATGAAGAACTTTAGATTTATCCGGAAACATCGGTAAGAGCCGTTTTAAGTATTGCTCTGGATAAGCTCCGTGGTAGTCAGAAGTGTTTTTATAATTTTGTCCTAGTTCCCACTCTCCGTATAACCTTTCTTTGAAAACGTGAAGCGGCGCGTAATTCGGAAAGGACTCGTTATAAAGTCTTGCCCGATCTTGAATCTTAAGAGTTGATGTTTCGGAAATCATGAAACCTTCCTTGTTTCCGATTTGAAACTAGCTACGACGGTTGTTCTACAACCTCCAGCATGATACGGAGGCATCTGATTTCTCAAAAGGCTTGTAATCTCATCACCAGATTTTGAAGCAATGTCGAATTGTCTTAGCTCTGATTCTGATGGATTCTGTCGATCCTTCCAGAAATATTCCCGAGTCGGATCATCAGCTAAAAATTCTCGCACGTAATTTACGCAAGTCCGAACTTCGACAGTCTTTCCGTTCATATTCTTACAAATGTAAGATGTATGATCATCGATCACGGCCACGATCTCGAGTCTTTTGATTCCTATTTGTTCGAATCTTTCGGTACGGGAAAAATTCCGGGATCTAAGAATTTGTCCTCTTACAATGTCGTCTAACTTGCTTCTAAGTTTTGCTTTCGGATCTATTATGGTAGGAGTTTCGCCTTCTTTCTTCTTGCCTGGTTTTTCTTTCTGCGCTGGACCTAGTAATTCATCTTGAAGCCTACGAATCACTTGATCAGTTGAACCGGACTCCACCGCCTCTCGAATCGCATTTTCTATTTTGTTTATATCATCCTTACGATTGAATTGTTTACCTATATCGAACTTATATCCTTTATCAAAGAAATCTAATATGTCTTTGTTTGCTTGAATCCTAAGAGGATTCGTTTTTGAATTCGGGTTATTTATATCCTGTCCAGCGTCCCAGGCTTTCGAAATTGTTTCCTTCCATGCTTTTGCAGTTTCTTCCGGAAATTTGCTTCCAAGTTCTTTTTCTAAAACACCCCAAATCGTATCAATTGCATCAGCTTTATTGATTCCCTTTTTAGAAATCTGATTCAGAGCTTCATTGACACGATCTTCGTAAGAAGAAAAGAATTGAGAAACGAATGCTTCTTCGATGGAGGCATAAACTTCTTTTTCTTTTTTCGTCCACGCGCCAAGTTCTACAAGAGAGTCAAGGTCACCGCAAACATGAGAGGTTTGTTCAAACTGCTTACTCATCAGGACTTTTTTTTTACTCTCTAAGTCTGTGTTTTCCGAGAAAGTAAATCCAGCGTCGGTTTGCGTTTCTAACTTTTCCGAATCAAACCATTTGTCTCGTCCTAAGAGTTTTGCACCATCCTCGGGACTGATCGCACCCGATTTCACCATAGCAAGAACGAGCTGAAAATCTGCGTTCTCAACCTGTTTTTCTGTCAGCTTTGCTTGTGCATCAGAGAGAGGATCTAAGGAAATTGATTTCTTGCGACTTGCATCTATAGATTGAAAACGATTTCCTTTAAGCAACTGATCGAGCGTGATTGCTCTGATCAAGAGTTGAATAACTGGATATACATAGTTCCCAAGTTTTAGTAGAAAAAACTTTCCTGCGACTTTTATATAGGTCTCTGTGACTGAATAAGATCTTCCAAGGAGAGCTAAATCGATATCGGCACCGGAAGAAATTTGTTCTTCAATGTAGCGAGAAATTGCTTCGAAGCCTCCGGTTTTAGAGGCGTCGGTTAAAGTGTGGTGATCGACCGTCGTATCGTCGTAGGTGGCGAGAAATCCACTCTGAGAATTTTTTTCAAAAGATTGTTTTGCTTGCGTTAAGAATTCTTTTTGTTGGTTTTCGTACGTTTTGGCGTCTGTCCCTGGAAGGAGTCGAGGTCTTTTGAATTTTGCAATGATAAATCCCAAGAGCCCCCACTTATTCAAAGTCTTATCGATATTGTCTTGAGTTTTGAATTGAGAATTGATCCATCGAACAACGGAAAGAAAGGGAGGAATCGCATACGGAGAATCTTCTTCTCTCTCGATTGCTTCATAAACATATTGTTCTTCGTTAAGCCGGTTGTAACCGAACTTTCCTTTTTCGTATGGAACAAAACGAACGATGTTGTTCGCGTCGATTTCTTTTTTGAATATAACTTTTTCAACGGGAATGAGACGAATTTCAGCCACTGAATCAAGATTTAAGGACGGCACAATTTCAGCGGATAAAGCTCCGGTTGTTAAAATTTGTCTGAGAAGGTGATTCGTGATTCCAGGATGCTTTTTAAAGAATGTGTCAATGTCAGTTTGAATCTTCTTCTTACCGTTTTCATCAGCATCTATCTTCCATTCGATTCCAGAATTCCCAAGAGTAAGCGATCTTTTTACTGCTTGGGAAAGGTCGGGAAAAGCGATCACGAGTTTTTTAATTAGTGAAATCGATTCCAATGGAAACGATGGATTTACATCCTGAACAAAAAACTCAGTCTCTTGCCTAAAATCTTTCAGGTTTTTGGAACTTGCGGCAAATTCCATTGCTGTAGACGTTCCAAAAAAATAATTTGCCCATCTTTCAAAAAAGTTCATTATGCAAAACCTCCGTATCCGGATCCGCCGGATCCCGTTCCCGAAGTTTCATAAGCAATTCTTAATGAATTGAGAGCCATGCCGTAATGGTTCGGAACTTTCTTTTTGAATGACCAGAGGGATTTTCCATTTTCATCTTCTCCTTTCTCTCGAACGAGCATCGTAAGATGAAATTTGAATTCTTCGTATGCCTTGAGATCCGACTCGGAAAGTAAAAGTGGATTAGGAAATATAAAGAGTCCGGCTTTGATTGCGTCGACCGTATCTTGAAGAGAATCGTCTCGGTTTACGTTTATTACACCGACCTCATCCGCTCCAGGAACGACCTCGGAATTTTCCCGATATTTTTTCGTGAAGTATTGAATCTTTAAATTTTCCGGAAATCGGAGAGCCATACGTAAAGACCAATTACGATTCGGCAAAGCATCGATATTTCCGTTTAACACGCTAAATCGAGTTACTTGTTCTGCGTAACGTTCTTCGTCTAAGATACTTGCTTTGTAAAGTCCGATGATTCGGATTCTTCCATCGAGTGTAGGTTCACCAAAAACGCCGTGGACTGTATCTCCTTGGTCTGCACCGTGGTAAGTAAAATATGGGGAGTGATCCTTCAGTCCTTGGTCTCCTTCCCATTTTTGAATTTCATCTATCTGTAAAGGTTGCTCTTCGTCTGAACTAGAAGGCCAACCGATAATAGAAATCGTAAGGTTTTTACGCTTCGCACTCGTTACTGCGCCAAGAAGTTTGTTATAGATAAAGAACGGATTTCTCGGCGTAAAGAGTTGAGAGCATTGATATCCGCGACGATCGGATTTAGTTTTTGCAACGTATTCTCCTTTTTGATTGTCGAGTTTGCGGCTACACTTTTCGCAAGCGTAAAATACATTCGATGAGCTCGGATTTCTTAGCGCCTCTTTATCATCGAAACCGAATATACTGATCGGCTCTTTTAACCAACGCTCTACTAAGTTTGTCCAATGACCGCAAGAAGGACATTTTAAAAGACGAAATCTTTGATCGGAGCGTAGAAATTCCGCGTGGATCCCAATGTTTGGAAGTGATGGCTGTGAACCAAGCATCATCCAATTCAATTTTGAAGCAAGAAGTCGGTCCCCGACAAACTCGATATTTTCCTCGTCGTGTTCATCAACTTCATCGAGCATTACGATATCCAAGTCGACTGTCTTTGTTCCACGTTTTGTCCACGTACCGCGCATTATGAGCGTAGCTTTGTCGATTTTTTTGGTTCTCGTATTGTCTACGTTGGAGTCGTTAAGATGTGGCTTTAGAATCGGGCATTGATTGAGGAACGGTTCAACACGGTCCTGAACAAAGTCTTTCATCGAGGTATCGTCTGGGAAATAAATTCCAGCTTTGTAACTGGATCGAAAAATTTTCCAGACGAGTCTTGCTAAAGCCCAAACTGAATATCCGATTTGTGCCGCCTTTAGGAATATAATATACGGGTGATCTTGTGACTCTCTGCAAATATCTCTCCAAAATGAATAACCATCGAAACTGTAAGGGATAAGATCATCGTCGCCTTTTACAAAAACGTTTTGGGTGAGGAATTCTTCCATCGTACCTTCACGTTCGGTAGATGATTTTCCGATGAGGTTGTCGAGTTCTTGAAAGAATTCTTCCTGAGCGTTTTTTGTTTTAGTCTTCGCCATCGGTAAGCTCCGGTAAGAATGCAATATCGATGTCTTTCATCATCGAAACTTCACGTTTGATATTTTCTATATATTGAGAAAAAACTTTTGGATGTGCTTTAAGAAACGTATGTAACGCAGGAGTGTCTTTGATTGCTCGGTGGACACCTCGAGCAACTTCAACGGGCTCCACTCGTTCTTTCTCTTTTTCAAGCATACGCTCGATGTCGTTCATCAATCCGCGAAAGGTGTTTAACGCACCTTCGCCGCTTTTGAATGCTATCGATAAATCTCCATCTTCGTTGAAAATTTGTTTTTTGATAGCTTTGAAAGTGCGGACTGTATTCACGCGTAGAGTCGTGAGACTAATTTCTGCTTCTTTTAAAGCTTCATTTCTTGCGTTTAAGAGCGCTTTCTCACGATCTTGCAAGGCTGTCGTTCCAGTTGTTTCATCAACTTTGGAAAGCCAGTTGCGAATGGTGTTTGCAGTGATTTTGGGATAATCAGGTTTTAGGGCGGCTCTGATCTGCTCCGGATTGTATCCAGAGATTACACTAAGGTTATACGCCCGACGTTCCGCTGCTTTAGGATAAGACATAGGGGGAACCGTATTCCTTTTCGTCGATTGTTTCCAAACAGAAATCTAAAGCTCTGTCCCCTATGTCTTTTCTTTTCACGCCGCCTCTATATCTGCGTCCGCAGAAATTTCGTCTTCGAGTCGAGAAGGTTTTATGTAAAGGCGCTCTTTTTCTTCGTTAATTTCAACACCTAACTTTTGTTTTGCGCGAAGCGGTTCTGCAAGAATTGCTTCTTTGTTAAGTTCAATACTCACACGAATAAACACGTTTGATAACTTCGCCGCCCAGTCATTGAAACGCTGTAATAGTCCATTCGCGGCAAGGATCTTTTCAAAAAATTTGGCGGTTCCTTTTGTTTTTACGGATGCAGGAATTTTTCGAAATTGAATCGATCCTGAAATCATCTTACACGTTTTGAGATTTGGATCCGGGAAAAGTTCATCTCGATTCTTCTTTACGAAAAACGCGACACCACTTGTGACATGTTCAATTTTAGATTGAACCGGATACAATACTTCTTCGAGTTCAGATCGAATCGCTGCAATCTTAGATTCGGCTTCGTTTACAAGTCGATCCTTCTCAAGCATCTGCTCACCAATGTATTCAACTGCCTTTTCTAAATCGGTTCGACTTTTATATTCGTTGTTCGGAAGGTCCACTAAAGTTTTTTTACTTTCGGGTTTTAACTTCTTAGTCTTGGCCATCTTGAATTTCTCCTTCTGTTTTCGGAGTTACATCAACCGTCACACCCTTTGAGGTCGAACTAACTACATCCGCCTTCGGGATTCTTTTTTTCTTAGCGACCTTTTTCGGAGCCGCTTTCTTCTTTGCCTTCTTTACGGGCGTCTTCTTCGTTTTCTTTTTTGCTACCATGATTGTTTTCCTCCTTTATTCAAAAATCATCATGTGTTTTCTGTAAAAACTGTATCGTCATATTTGCGAGTTTTATTTCGAATCCGATCCACAAGTTCATTTTTTACTATCGCTTCAATTTCGGAGGAGACTTCACCATCTCCTTTGAGAGCATTTTCGATCGTAACCTTATCAATGTCTTTGTGATAACGCTCTTTAATCCCGGCTCGAATCTGTTTTACGGAAATTTTTAAGCGATCCATGATTCGGAGATAACCGTCGGATAGAAAGTTGCGAACGTGATTTTCCCGAATAGTTGAGTCGGACAAAACCTCCGGATATGCAAATGCAATTCCTAAAAGAGCATTACGAATTGCTAAAGGAGTTCGATACCTACATCCTCGAATCAATAATTCTTTCGCTTTCTCTCCCGCTTTCCCGCGTTCGAATTTGACTTTGAATCCTTCTTCCGCGATCTGAATCAGTTCCGAATGATTGAGTTGATTCATCGGAGCCTGAATCGTTCGGTAACCGATTTCGGGACTGGAAAGAATACCCGAAATCCGAGTCTCTGGTTTCATAAACATCAAGATTGAAAACAGGTGATCTTCTTTTTCGTGCGCAATTTCCCACACTTTTTTAAGATCTCGAAGTCCCCCGATGCGAAGAGCCTGTGCTTCATCAATGATTAAAACGACTTTTCTACCGATACTTTTAGCCCAGATCAAAAGTTCTCTGAGTTTGAAATATCTTTCATTTAGATTACCCGGAACGTGTTCGCTTGAACGTATAGATCGGATCATGTGTTTCATAACGAACGCGATCGAAAGACCACCTAACGCACTTTCCCAAGCCGGGCCTACATGAACGAGAATGTATTTTTGCGGTTGGTTGGAGAAAAATTCAAGTAGGCTGTTATACAGATACGTTTTCCCCATGCCGACTTCTCCTGTAACTGCAAGCCAAGAATTGTTTTTCACCGCTTGGTAGGCTAACTTTGTGATCTTATCCGTATTCCGAGTGTTTACGAATTCAGGTTGTTTGGTAAGAAGTGCATTCATTTCTCCAATTCCTTACTTTTAAAATATTCTCGGATCATTTCCACAAGATCGAGAACCTCTTGTGCAGGAATCGATCCTACCTTTCGCTTGCAGGATTTCAGATTATAGAGAACGATTTTGTCTATTTCTTCGTCAGGAATTTCTTCACTGAATTCGAGTTCTTCTAAAAGCCAATCGTACGCATCATCCACGGTGGAAAATTCCGTCGGAGGAGCGGGAGTATGAGTCTTCATATCCAACTTTGGAATATTCAATTTTCCGTATGGAGTTTCCGGAAGGTCTGGAAGAACATCGGAAAGAACAAGGGATTTTTCCACGGACTTGGCGCCCTTCAATGCTTTCTTTCGGTTTTTTGTTCTTTCTGTGTCTCGAAATCCCTTTCGTCCACCCAGGTTTTCAAAAGATCCGGAAGTTCGCTCGATTGGACCTTGATCGTCCAGTAAGAGATGTCTTCCGTCGTTTGTGGTTGCAACATAGGAACCGTCGTATCGTTTGTAGATGGAAACTTTTTCACCAACTCGATCGATTGCGACTTCTTCCGGAGAGTAGCGAAGAAGATACTTTCGGGCATTGATCGAAACACAACCATACGCATCTATGTCCCGAATGAGTTCGGAGATCATTGCGTCTTTTAGGTTTTGTTTTGTAACTGCACGGATAGGATGTTTCTGAACGGACGAAAGCCATTTCGCGTAATTTCCGAGTTTGTCATTCCGATGGATTTGGTAACGGTAAAGAAGCTCGTTCAACTCATCCAAATTCGAAATCATTCCTTTTACGATTCGAACTTCACAACTTCGTTTGATTGCAGAGATTCGGCCTTCGGCCGGACCCTTAGCTTTAGAATGTCCCGGAAAGTGTGGAATCCGTTTTATTCCGAGACGGTGAAAGAAAGGATCGAGTGTTTTGAAAGCAGAGTGACCATCTGTATATAGTATTTCTTGAAGTCCTTGTAACGGAATGTAATCGTCTTCTTTCGGGAGGACGGCTCTTGAAAAGAAGTCTGCATGGTCTGTTGAATTCTCACCTCCGTGTGTTGAGTCTCCTCCGATTGCAGATGGCGCGTATGCCCGAACATAGAACGTTTTTGAATATACTTCAATCGCTACATAGATAATCACTTTTCTAAGTTGAGAATCTTCCGATCCTTCATAGATTCGTGTGATTCCCATTTCTAAATCGGGACGAACCGCGAGGTATTTTTTCGAAGGGTGAAGATAGACTGCATTTAGCGGGGAGGCGTCAATCATCCACGCACGATTTGCGTAAGGCTCCGACCATGTTATGGATGCCAGAGGACTCTTAATCTGTTTACGAGCAAGCCCTTTGTCGTTTAGCCACCGTCTGAGCTTGTGTCGATCCCAAACGCCAGGACGAATTTTCCCGAGTTTCTCTGCAAGCTCGATGGCAAATTCTTGCGACTTTCCGTAATCACGATTGAGCGCATAACCGACCGTCTTTGCATTCCCTTCCGTTTTCGTTTTCTTTTTTTGTTCATGCAAAACTTCACCGGCGTACATCAACTCAGAAAGTATAAATCCTTCTTTCTCTCTGAGATCTTTTTCCAAACTTCCGAGTCTCGATCCAGTTTTTTTACGTTTTACTTTTGCAACCGAAACGACCGACTCTCCTTCTTCAAGTCGATTAAATACGTCGTACACTCGTGGTTTAGAAAGTCCGAGAATTCGAATCGCTTTTTGAACGATTTCGCCGCGAATTTTCGCGTTTTGTATTACTGTTTTTGCATATATCCATTCTCTGTATAATGGGATTACGATTCCTAAGTCCAGTATTTTCATCCCAAATCCTCCATCATAGGGACCGGCAAACAATCCGACCACTTCTCATGAATCGATCTGTATATTCCGGATAGTGAGGTTAAAAAAATGGAAACTACTTTACCATTTTCTAAACTATGTTCAAGCTTCAAAAAATCGGAATCGTGTGCTGCAAGGATTACATCTGCCTGCGACTGTATCGAGTTTAGAGATTCCATTAGAATTTCTGAAAGTTCTCGTCTTTCTCGAAATGCCCTTCTTACTTCCGGAGAAATACCGGTGTCTTTTGTCTGGTCATCTACGATTTTATGAAGCTCGTCCATAGCTTCTTTGTAACTGGAAGCTTCTTTTTTTGTATTCGTGATTTGGTTTTCCAAATCTCCAATTCGTTTGTCTTTTTCAGTAAGAATTTTTGAGACTTCTTTTTGGTTTTTAGAAGCGAAACTTTTCTCATAATCAGAAAGGCTCATCGCTCTTCCGTCCGGGAAGCGAACTTCTCCGTCTTCAAAAAGTGCGTTTTCTTCTCGTAGTCCCTCAATGATTCGAAGAAGCACTTTGTCGTTCTTCCCGCTCAAAGACTTACGGTTGATTTCGGAAGAGAATAGTTTGTCTACCGCAGGAAGAGCTTTTTCGATCTTCCACCATTCGAAAACAGTGTTATCGTTTACGAATTGCTCCATCCCAGCACATCCGGGAACTTCAAGATAAAGTTGCTCTCGGTTTACTTCGGCTAACGCAACGAGTACGGTCTCTTGGCCGACTCGGATCATTTCCGTTCCGGCTCCGATCTGACTCATCAGATAGTTGAGCCTTGTTCGTCTTTGTTCCGGGGTGACCAATGGAACGGGGGTAGTCGATTCGGGTAGTGCCAACTCCCTTGTTTTCTCGACAGTTACCGAACTTTCTTCTTCCGACCAAACTTCCGCAACGGACGACAACTTTTTTGTGTTAGGCGTTTTTGTGGAAGCCTGTTTAGTAGTCTTGTTCTTCTTGTTTTTTTTGTTCATGCTTCTTCTCCAAGCTGATCATTTCTATTTTTAATTCGTTTATAAACTCTTCGTGGTCTTCTATGAGATTATGTTTTCGCAAAAAAACCATATTACAGGCGCTATAATCGATTAGGGTTGTTGCAATTTTTTTCATGTCAGTAATGCCCATTGAAACAAACGATTTCAAAATGGTATGCCTGGTAATGAGTAGTTCTGTCATATTTTTATTCACGGCTTACATCCAATTTAAGATACTTTAATATTCGATTCCATAATGTTTTCTTTTTGTAATGTAGTAACGCAGGTTGAAAATATACGTAACTTTTCATACAAGCATTCTTAGGAATTGCTTATGAATTTTTGTAAGCATTCTGTTTTTCTTATATTCTTCCGCCGGATTCAAATTCAAATACGCCGGTCTCATTTTCGCTTCAATTGAAATCAAAAGTGCAAGTTCTTTTGAAGTGTGTTTTTCTTTTTGAACTTCAAGAAGCCGATTCCAATAGGTTTTGAATTCCACTTCGGAAAGTCCGGAATGAATAAGCGCTTTTCGAAATTTAAGCGGATACGTTTTCACCTTATTTCTTTTCCTTTTGGATTCGTTCTTCAGTAAGTTCTTCGTTTTGCCATTCAGCAAAGTCGGCGATATAGCCTCTCTTCTCAACGTAGGTCTGAAAGATTGCGGATCTTCCGAGGGCTTTTTCAGCGAGTCGCTTCCACTTTTCCGTGGAACTAGCTTTTTCTCCGAGTTCATGTAAAACTTCATCGGAATACTTTGTATATAACGCCTGTCGGAGAAATGTGATTCGCTCTGCGGTTGTCATTTAACTCTCTTTAGGTGGTGACGGTTTATTTGTTTACTCAACATCTCTTTTACAAACTCTTCTTCTAGTCGTGAAACTGTTGCTATAAATGCGTCTGTTCCATAGACTCTTCCATTCTCATACGCATCGTCTCCCACCCTGGTCGCTTTGAGGTGTTTGTATCCTTCGACAAAACCGACAAGAAAAGATATTTGATCTTGTCTGGATTCGTATTTTTGAGA